GAGTGTTCCTTTAACAAAGCATAAATCAGCTCACAATTTGTGGACCAGCCTGGCATCCAACAGCCAGCCAAAGTCAGCTTACAGCTTGCGGACCAGTCTGGCACCTAACTAGCTTGCAAACTGGGAACTAGTCAGGCACTCTATGACTAGCTTAAGCCAGCTCACTGTAGGTGGATCTGTCTGGAACTCAACAATCAGCCGGGTCATCTCGCCGGCCTCCTGAATGAGCTGGACCTTAGTCTGTCCGGCGAGAACCTCACCGCTGAATGCATCATGAAGACACACGTGCATACCGTCACGCTTCACGATCAGGGGCCGGGAAGACAACAGGTACTTGAGCTTCGACTGAGCTGAGCTCTTCATTGGACCTCCTTGATCTGCCGCACGATGTCATCAGCGCGCTGACGAACCTCTAGCACCTGGCCGTCAAACGTACGGACAATTGCGCAGATGCCATGCCACTGGCTGCTGGCACCGGCCTCGGTAACCGAAGCAATGGCGGCCGGGGCCAGGTGAATGGCGTTGCGGTTGATACCGGTCAACTGGATCATGGCCAAGCCTCCGATTGGGTGCGGCTCAGAGCCTCGTCAGCCTTGTCTACCGCCTGGGTTGCAGTGGTTGCCGCCCTGGATGCCTTGGTTGCGGCGCTCTCGGCCTTGATTGTCAGTTCGGCCAAGCGCTTGTCGCGCTCAGCCATCGCTGCGTCATAGGCATCCCGGATCTGCTTCACCTGATTGGCCTGGGCGGTGGTCATAGCCCAGTAGGCTGACTGCCAACCCAGTGCCGCTCCCCCAGCAATCAGAAGCACAGCGATGAACCAGACCTCAGCCCTATGCCACCAGCGCCGGGCAATGAATTGCAGCGCGCATGTGTCCATCACGATTTACCTCCGGGCTTCCCGCAAGCGAGCGATCTCTTCGCTTTGCGCGGTGACTTGCTTAGTGAGTTGGCCGACTTGTCCGGTCAGAGCTTCGATCTTCCCCTCCAGCCGGCCAACGGTCGCAGCTAGGTCATTGCGCTCTTTGGCGAACTGGTCTGCGCGTGCCTCAGCAAGCTTGCGGGCCTCGCGTTCAGAGTCGAGCAATTCGTTGAGCCGGCGAACCGTGCCTATGTCAGCCGTATCCATTGCGCGATCAGCAGCGTCTTTAGACAGGAAGCGGCGCACCCAAAGCAGCGCGCCGGTTACAACAATGCCACTACCGCCCAGCCAGGTGGCTGTGCCTGGGCCGAGGTCGGTCGGGTCCATCCAGAATCTCCAGAGACAAAAAAGCCCGCACTGGGCGGGCAAGGGAGCTACGCAGAACGAGTTAAATCTGGTGGCTATAGAAGAGCGAGTAAGATTCGATGCCGTCGTTCGGCTGCTTGATGCCGGCGTTGGAGTAATGAAGGGCTCGAATACCCACCTTCTGGGTCTCGCCAATCTTTAGGCCAACACCGATGCGATCCTCGAAGTTGAAGGAGGAGCCAAAGTCCTGATCACCAGCAGAGGTGCCGGAGAACACTGCAACGCCAATACCTGCTTCAACAAATGGCTTCACATTGCCGCTACCGAATTCATATACAAACACCGGAGCGAACGAGAGCGAGTGAGCGCCACCGGAAGCATCTCCTGCCTCCCAATAGGTATACCCGGCATCCCAGTAACCGGTAAGACGGCCCGCGCTGCTCTCAAACCAGCTTTTGTCCCAGTTGAAGCCCACGCCTACGCGCGCTGTGAGGCCGCCTTGGCTTGTCGCACCGAGCGCCCCTGAAAGCTCAGCTGCTCCGGCGGACGCAGCGAAAAGGGAAAGCGCTGCAGCAGCTAGAACGGTTTTCATAATCACGGTCTTCCATATTTGTTTAGTTAGCAACCTATCTGAATCATAGTGCTATCAAAACGTTCCGCGTTCCAGAAAATAATTCTGCTCGCTCTCGCCAGGGTTGTCGCCGGGACTCATGAAGGCCTCAATGGGCCAATAAAAAACCCGGCTTTTTGGGCCGGGTTTTGAATGTTTTCGCCAAAGGCGAAATTGTGACGATGACGAAATAGTGCCAGAACGCTCCTCAAACCGTCAAGCGGCTAATTCATCATCCTCATCCCAGCCTCTAATCCTATCGATTGCAGCTGAAACGGGCTTGAGTGCCTGCCGGTCCAGCTTATCGATTTGCACGCCCAGTCGATCCCAGATTTCCTGCCAATCACGCGCCCAATTCTGGGGGTTCATCTTCTCCCCTGTCCGCTCTTCAACGAAGAGGCTGACCGCTCCAGGACCCATTCCCTCGCGGCCTGCCACCAGCAGTTTGTGTGACTGGAGCGCGGCCATTGCCATCCAGTAAGCCCGCTGCTTCTTGCGGTCGGTCAGAGAGTCCAGTCCACTCCCAAGCCAGACCAGGCCATGCGCAATGCTCAGGTCGTTCCCATTTGCGATTGGCGAATAGAGGAAGTTACCGAAGTGCCGGAGGCTTTTCGGCAGTGAGTCAACGGCGAGAAGGATCAGCCCTGCGGTGAGCATGTGGATGCATTTGGTTTCAGTCAGACGACGCCCTGATCGGGTTTCCTGAACATCCTCGGTGCGGACCTTGTAGACCTTTGCCACCTCTTTGCCGTCATGGTTTTCAAGCATGACCATGATCTTGTTTTCTCCTGATCCGAACTTACGGCCAATCACAGCCGCTTCTGCGGCGACCGCGAGCGCCGAAGGCCGGTCTTCGTGGAGTGCATCGTGCCAAGCCTGGCGTGCGCAAATTATCTTCATGTCCTTCCCCCTCAATCGCCGGTGTAGTTGGTGCCGCCGGCGCCGCGCCGGTTGCTTCCCTGATATGTCGCCTCAGGCCCGGATGCCTGAGGGTTCTTCAATTGCTCGATCTGCCGGTGCGCGGCCTGCAGCTTCAGGCTGAGCTGGGTCACCAGTTCATCCAGGGCCAAGGCCTCGCCAGTTGCAGCCTCTACCCAGCCGGAGCCGTTGCAGTGACCGCAGGGCATCTCGTAGAACATGCTCTTTGTGACCGCTCTCTCACGGCACAAAGGGCACTTACCCAACTCGATCACGGCCTTCTTGAAGGCTGGGCCGTGCTTCTTCATCAACCAACCACCTTCAGCCCTTGGGCCTTAAGCGACTTCTCAGCAACCTCACGAGCCCACGCTGAATCCGGGCAGCCCATCAAGACTGGAAACGGATTGGTGACGCGCAAGGCCTGGCGACTGGCCTGCCACGCCCAGCGGGCTGCCTGCACGTTGACCGTGTCCTGATAAATCATGTGAACCGCTGACCCACGGAACCCTTCGCCGTGCAAGCGAACCTGCTCCTCGACGAATGCGGCTTCGAACTCGGCGCGGCTTTTGTCGGTATTCGTCATTTCGAATCCTCGCTAATTACAAATGCGGTAAGGTCGTTCGACGCCACGGCTGCTGTGGCCTCTGGCGAATTCTGCGAAATTTCAAATAAGGCCTTGTTAAGGCCGTGAATGGCTGCAAAGCCGATCCGATCAAGCCAGGCGTGCCACTTCTCCAGCGCGGCGCGACGCTGCTGCATGGCCTGGGTGTGGATGTAGGTACTGGCGATCTTCCCCAACTTGTGGTTCAGCAGCATCTCGCCGATGTGGCCGTCGATACCGAGGTCGGTCCAGGTGCTGCGGGATACCTTGCGCAGGTCGTGGCTGGTCCACTCGCCCTGCCCCAGGCGCTTGAACACGTTGCTGGCCTGCGTCTCGCTCAGGCACAGGCCCCGGCGATTCGGGAACAGGTAGACACCCTCATAGCCGTCGGCCTGCTGGATGGCCCGGTACTGGGCGAGCAGCGCTTGCACTTGGGCGGTCAGCGGCAAGCGGTGCTCGGTGCGAGTCTTCGCGTTGGCGGCGGGGATGAACCACTCGGCCGCCGCCAGGGAGATCTCGTTCCAGCGGGCCATCCGGGTCTCACCGATCCGGGTGCCGTGGGCCAGCATCATCAGGGCCAACATGGCATCACCCGGACCCTGCTGGAATGCCTGGGCCAGCTGCTGCATCAGCTCCGGCAACTGCACGTCACGCAGGCGGGCTGCCTTGGGCAGGATCTTGGCTTTGGTGAAGTCGTTGAAGCGCATCCCCGCCATCGGGTTGCGGTCGATCAGGCCTAGTTGCAGTGCCTGGCGGAAAGCCGTCAGCAACAGCGCGAACATCTGCCGCAGGTAGGACAGCGACACCTCGGCCTGACACGGCCACATCAGGTGCTTGTCCAGCGCGTCGGCATTCACGGCGGCCACGGCCAGGTCATCCAGGCGCGGCTTGAGGTGCTGGGCAATGGCGGACTTGGCGCCGGCCCTACGCTTCGCCGACAGCGAGCGATCACGGGCCATGCGGTCACCATACCAGTCCAGCAACTGGCCCACGGTGGCCATGCCCGACACCACCGGCGCGGTGGCTGGATCGCGCAGCAGGCGTTGGCGCAGCGCCGGCAGCTCGGCAATCACCTCGCGGATCTCTGCCACCAGCGGGGTATCCATCTCGGCATCCAGCAGCACCCGACCGGAGTCGCGCAACAGCCCCCA